ATTGTACCATCGACATCTACGGCATCCGCGTCTACGACAACGCTCTCACCCGCAGCCAGGTGCTCACCAACTATATCGCGGATGCCCAGAGCATCGACGATATGCTGGAGCTGTACCTGAGAAACGACATCTACGATGAGTATGGAAACGTGGTCATTGAGAAGCTGCCGTCCTTCCTGCCGTATATTGTGTTTGAATGTCCCGAGCTTCCTCAATACAAGGGGGACAAAAAGACGTGCAGCGGCCGCTATGTTGATCCACTCAACCCCAGCCGCAACTTCACGTTTACCGGCGCGCAGATTGATGTGCAGGGCACTTCCTCCCAGTACTATGAGCGCAAGAACTACAAGGTGAAGTTCAAGAAGGGGTTTGTGCTGTCGAACGGTACGACGGTGGCCACCTTCCAGCTGACGGAGAACTGCGTCCCCGCTTCAACCTTCTGCTTCAAGGCCGACGTGGCCTCCTCCGAAGGCACTAATAACGTGGAGTTGGTGCGGCTGTATTGCGACGCCTGCCCGTATGAACTGCCTGCGCAGGCGGAGAACCCGCTGGTAAGGCAGGGCATTGATGGGTATCCCATTGTGATGTTCTGGGATGACGGCACGTCAACCTCATTCCTCGGCAAAGCCAACTTCCTGCTTGACAAAAGCAGCGAGGGCGCATTCGGTTTCCAGGATGACGACGAGTCGTGGGAGGTGAAGAACAATACGTCACAGCGCGTACTGTTCAAATCCGATGATTTTGAGGGCACCGACTGGCTGAACGACTTTGAAGCCAGGTTCCCGGATACGGAGCCAGCGTATGCCGATCCCACACAGCTGCGTGAGCTGGCGCAGTGGTTGGTTTCTACGGACACAACAGCAGCAACGGAGGAAGCGCTGCCGGAAGCAATCACCTACGGCAACGGGGACGACGCTGTGACCTACACCATAGACAGCGCCGACTATCGCCTGGCGAAATTCAAGGCTGAGCTGGGCGACTACGTGGAGATGGACAGCTGCCTTTTTTACTACCTGTTCACCGAGCTGTTCCTCATGGTGGACAGCCGGGCAAAGAACATGTTTCCGAGTTTTATGGGGAGCGCTATTCCACACCCAACCAATGACACTAATGACACCAATCAGGGAGCGTGAGAGTATTGCGAAAGAAAGTAGTGTTTCTTCCCTATGACGCAGACACGGCACTGGGCATAAATAACGAAGGTGCCTTAGCATTTTCATATAACCTCGAAGATGCCGACAAGACCGAATCCGGCGCGGATGTGTTCAACGGTCAGCAGAGCGTCCTCTGGCAGAACTTGCGCGCCGCTTTCTTCAAAGAGCTGGCGGCCATGTACAAGGAGCTGCGATCAACAGGAGCGTTATCCTATGAGAAGGTCGAGGCCGCCTTCCGCAGCCATCAGAGATTTTGGCCAGAAGCCATTTTCAACGAAGATGCCTGGTTCAAGTATCTCGCGCCACTGGTGGAAAAGGGGAACGCCTCATACCTCGCCATGCTTCTGGGCTCGAAGGAAGCCCAGCGCCGTTGGTGGTTGTACAATCGGTTTCGGTACATTGACTCCAAGTACAATGCGGGGGATGCGCTTACTGATGTGATTACCATTCGTGGTTACGCGAAGGCGGATATTATCATTACACCGTATGCTGATGTCTACCCGACCGTCAAATACGGCTCCTACCTGGTGCAGAAGCGGGGGAGGAGAAATGTAGCAACGACACTGGCCTGCCCGCTGGACAACGTCAACGATACCGAGATTATGATCTTCTCTTCGTCGCAGCTGAAGAGCGTGGGGGACCTGTCTGGCCTGATGGTCGGCTATGGGGATTTTTCAAACGCTGTGCGTCTCCAGAGCCTAAAGCTCGGTGATGGCAGTGCGTCTTATGAAAACCTCAAACTCGTAGAGCTGTACCTGGGCAATAACGTGCTGCTGCGCAGCATCGATGTTCGGAATTGTCCCAGTCTCACCCAGGCAGTAGACCTCTCCGGTTGCTCCAACCTGGAGACGGTCCTGTTTGAGGGCACCTCCATCACAGGGCTTTCGCTCCCCAACGGCGGCATTCTGAAGACGCTCAATCTGCCTGCGACCATCAGCAACCTGACCATTTTGGATCAGCCCGGCATCAGCTCATTCTGTGTGAGTGATGGAGATGGGGCGAACGATTTCAGCGGGATTAGTACGCTCCGGTTGGAGAACGTCAGCCCCACTGTGGATAGTTTGGAGATTTTACAGGCGATCTCCCCTCAGTCCCGTGTGCGCCTCATCGGCTTCAACTGGTCCCTGCCCTCCGTAAGCGGTGTGAACGAGCTATATAGCTTGCTGGACACCATGCGCGGCCTTGACGAGAACGGCGGCAATGTGGACAAGGCACAGCTGCATGGGACAATTCATGTCCCGGCACTCTCCACCGACCAGCAGAGAGCGCTCGCTGCCCTCTACCCCGACATCACTCTTACGGCTGATGTGATGTCGTACAGGGTGAGGTTTTTTAATGGGGATCAGCTTCTCTACACGGCTACAGTCGAAAGCGGATCAGCCTGCCCTGACCCAATCCTGCATGGTTTCATTTCCACTCCGGAGAAGCCGGCACAGGGGAACACGGCCTACAATTTCTCTTCTTGGGATACGGATCTGTCATCCATAACGGCTGACATAGATGTGGATTGCGTCTGGACCGAAACCCGCGCATGGTCTGTGACCTTCAAGAACTACGATGGCACGATCCTCTACACCACCCTGGTCGCAGAGGGCGCCACATGTCCCGACCCCGTTGTCACCGGCGCCATCCAGAAGCCCATCAAGCCGGCAGACGAGAACTACGTTTACAGCTACCTGGGTTGGACGGGAGCGTCCCTGATCAACGTGACCAGCGACCGAATCCTCACCGCCTCCTACAGCCAGGCCGCTTCCTACACCATCCGCTTCGTGGATTGGGATGGGACAGAGTTCTGTAGATATTACCTCGCCGCCAACCAGGTCATCCCGGATCCGTTCCTGACGGGGGATATTGCTGAAATACCCTCTCGTCCGGAGGACACCGCCAACCAGTACATTTATACCTGGAAGAGCTGGGATTCAACACCAGGTACGGCGACGGGCAACAAAACCTTCACCGCGACCTACACATCCCACAAATACTACTACGTGACGTTCAAGAACTGGGATGGCACGGAGCTTCTGAAGGTGAAGGTCAGCAGCGGCGGCAGGTGCGAAGACCCGCTCACCACGGGCGAACTTGAAACACCGACCCGCCCGCCGGAGGAAACCTACGGTTATCTGTTCCTCAGGTGGAATTATACCTTCCCCCTTACCTACGTCAACACGAACTACAACGTCACGGCGCAGTACGCGACGGATCAGGTATGGACGGTCACGTTCAAGAACTACGACGGCACGACCCTGGACGTTCAGGAAGTTTTGGATGCGCGCGATGCCGTCGATCCGGTTGCCGGCGGACGCATTGCGACGCCTTTGAAGCCTTCTGATGTTTCGTATGAGTATACGTTCCGGGGGTGGAATGCATCCATCACCAACATCCGGGCCAACAAGACCCTTACGGCTCAGTATACCAGCACTGTCCGCCAGTACGATGTGCGCTTCTGGGACGGCGATACGCTGCTCGCGACAGTGAGCGCGCCCTACAACGGCAATGCCGTTATCCCTTTCGAGCCGGAGAAGGAAGGCTACTATCTCGACGACTGGAATCCGGCCTGTACCTATATCCGCGGCGATACGGACTGCTACGCCCAGTGGTTGCCTGTTATTCAGGATGATTGGGCGGCAATCTTGGCTTCTGAGGATAACAACACCTATAAGACCCGGTACAGCGTGGGCGATATCAAAATGCTGGATCTGGGGGACGAAGGCTCCATCGCCATGCAGATCGTTGGCTTCGACAAGGATACCATGGAGGATGGCAGGATAGCGCCGATCTCGTGGATCGCGAGAAACGCTATGAAGACTGCTCGCTCCTTTGGCTGGATGAAGCATAATGCTACGAGTTCCAACCTCTCCCGTTTCACCAGGGTGAATGCTGACCCGCCCTATTACTCGAGCTACATCAGCAGCGGCGCCAGTGTGAACGAGTTTGTCGTGACGGCCTCCGTCCCTACGGACGTGACAATCCGGGCTTATTGCTCCGGCTCGCAGTACAACGACCTGTTTACCGTGTGGGTGAACGAGGAGGTTATGGCCGACAGAATTGGCTCGGTGGCAGGGGAGACGGTCGAGCAGACCTATCACTTGGGCGCGGGCGAGTTCC